AATGTTGCAACCTGTCACAGATCCTGCCGCTTCTTACGATGTGAATCAGCGTGATGTGAATGTGAACATGCCAGAGATTTTGGTGAATGTGCCTCCAGCTCAGGTGAATGTTGCTGCGCCGATCATCAATGTGCCTGAGACTGTGGTGCGTGTGAGTGTCCCTGAGAATCGTCCGACGATTCGAACTGTTGAGCGTGACGCTGATGGACGGATTTTGACTATCACTGAAAGGAGCGAAGACTAATGGCTCACGGTTTGTCTGCTTATCTTTGCAACGCTTGGCTTGACTCGGTTGGCAACAACACTTCCTTCGCTGTTGCTGTTGCCTATGTGAAACTTCACACGAATGATCCTGGTCCGCTTGGCACTGCTTTCCCTGCGATTGAAACTACTCGGAAATCAATTTCTTTCGGTGTTGCTTCTGCCGGTGTGATTAGTTCTGACGCTGACATTTCTTGGACGAACATCGCAGGTTCGCAGGATGCAACACATTTCACTGTTTGGGATAATTTGACGGCAGGCAATTTCTTGTTCTCTGGTGGAGTGGTTGCTGGTGCTTATACCGCTGGTGATACTTACACAATTACTGCTGGGAATCTCAGTGCGTCCTTAACAGTCGCAAGTTAGTTCCGCTATGGCGGTCATCAGATTCAAGTTAGACCTTTCGCAGTTAGATGATGCTGCCTACGGGTTGGATGGTCCTTCTGGTCGTTCGTTTATTCTTGACAGTTCACAACTTGACGGCGCAGATGTTCTAAACGGTTCACCGTTTCTTACGACCGCAACAGCATCTTCAAGTCTTGGTGGTTTAGATGCTTCTGTGACTGCAACTGTCACCCAGTTTGCAGTGCTGTCTTCATCGCTTGGTGGTCTTGATGCCAATGTTTCTGCGACTGTCACACAGTTCGCAGTGTTGTCTTCGTCCCTTGGCGGTTTGGATGCGAGTGTTTCTGCAACTGTCACCGAGTTTGCAGTCTTGTCTTCATCGCTTGGCGGTTTGGATGCGTCAGCCATTGCACAAGCTGAAGGGTTCCCAGTCTTTACCGCAACTTTGGGCGGTATCGTCGCCAGTGCCACTGCGGTAGTAACACCGATCAATCCTGAACCTGTGGTTGGCGGTAGCAAATACCGTTATACGAAACATAAAAAGAAACTTGCAGAGCAACAACAGTATGAAGAGCCTGTTGTAATTGTTCAGCCTAAACATAAAATGAAAACCACTCACCTCGCATTCGCGCAGAGCGTCCTTGGTGGGTCAACCATTCAAGCAACTGGGTCGATAACTTTCAGCATTTTGGATGACGACGCTGAGATATTGTTGTTGGTCTAATGCCTTACTTCATTACAGACAAATCATCTGACTGCTCAGGTTGGGCAACCATCAAAGAAGACGGCGAAGTTATTGGTTGTCATGAAACGAAACAGGATGCGATTGACCAGATGGTCGCTGTGTCTATTGCTGAAGATATGGAACCTGGTGGTGAGCGTGCTTTGCCTGATAACTATCGTCCAGCATTGTCGGCTGATGTTCCTGAAGGTCGTGCTTGTGGTAACTGCCATTTCTATGATGAGTCAAATGTTCAAGGAGAAGGCGACGATCTGAAAGCGTATTGTGAAAGATGGGACGATTATGTTGACGGCGGATTCTATTGCAACGCTTGGCAACCTCATGAAGAAGATCGACAAGTTTCGCTTGATGTGCCTGTCTATATTCGAACGGCTGCTCGTAAAGGTTTGGACTATTTCGGTGAAGGTCTCGCTGGGGATGGTCTTACCGAAGGAACAGTTCGAGAGGCGAGAGCTTTGGCGCGTGGCGAAGTTAGTGAAGACAAAGTTGTTCGTGCGAACGCATGGGCGAAAAGACACGCTGTAGATCTTGAAGCATCAAAGAACTCTGAGGCTGGTGATGACGAGTTCCCTGGTGCTGGTGCTGTAGCACATTATTTGTGGGGAATCAATCCGTTGAATCCTCAACCTGCAAGAGATTGGTTTGAAGGTAAGTCAGATGCGATTCAATCTGAACGCGCATTAGCTCCACCAGCAGATCAGATTGTTGGGTCAGATAAGAATCCTGAAGGCTCCGCAAAGGCTCCTGCCGGTGCGAAGACGATTGAGTTGACTGATGCGATTGAGACAGGTTTGAAGAACAAAGTCGCTGAACACAACGACAAGTTAGATGCTTCTGATCCGTCTTGGAAACGTGCGACGACAGGGATGTTGCGTTCAGTGTTTCGTCGTGGTGCTGGCGCGTATTCAACTTCGCATCGTCCTGGTGTCACTCGTGACCAGTGGGCGTATGCGAGAGTGAACGCCTATCTCTATCTTCTTCGCACAGGTCGGCCACAGAATCCGAAATATGTCACCGACAACGACCTCCTTCCAGAAGGTCATCCGAGATCTACTAGATCTCTTGATCTGAATGTTGCTAACATTGGCGACATGAGCGAAAAAGTTGAAACACGTCGAATCGTTGTAAACGATTTTGAATTGCGCGAAGGTCCAACAGGCGACGGAATGTCGTTCACAGGTTATGCAGCAGTTTTTAATTCTGATTCGCAACCGTTGCCTTTCATTGAGCGTATCGCTCCAGGTGCTTTCAAGAAGTCTTTGAAGGGTCGCAACACAATCAAAATGTATATGAATCACGATTCTTCAATGTTGTTGGCTTCGACTAGGTCTAACACTTTGCGTTTGCAAGAAGATTCTAAAGGTTTACTTGTTGAAGCAGATCTTCCTGACACAAGTGTTGGTCGTGACTTGAGCGTTTTGATGAAGCGTGGCGATGTTGATTCAATGTCATTCGGATTCTCTGTGCCTACTGGTGGCGACAGATGGTCTGATGATGGGATGACTCGTGAGTTGCGTCAGGTTCGTTTGCATGAGGTTTCTGTTGTGACAGGCTTCCCTGCCTATCAGGCAACTTCGGCTTCGGTTCGTTCGCTTGATGTGTTGTCTCAGCGGACTGGTGTTGATGCGAACCTTCTTGCCGAGGCAATCACGTTGCTTGAAACTGGTGGAACTTTGTCGGATGAGGCAGCGAACATGTTGTCGAATGCTGTGAGCAAACTTCGAGCGGAACCAGAGAAGGTTCCTGTGTCGGTTCTTCTGTTGCAGAAGAAACTTGAGTTGATGAAGTCTGTCTAACCAAACATTGCATTTTCAAAAGATTTAGGTATACACTTTCAAACGAATACCACTGGTATGAGTCCCTCTCCAGTGTTTTGGTCTGAGTCCCTCGCCAAGAAACTAATACAATTTCCTGCGCATCCAACCAAACATAGGATTTATTCACATGAAAAACTTTATTGAAAACCAAATGGCATTACGCGCTACAGCGTGGGAAGCCGCAAAGAAGATTCTTGATGTTGCGTCAGCTGAGAAGCGTGACCTGACAGCAGAAGAGTCACAGACATATGACCGCATCAACAAGGATCTTGAAGATCGTCAAGCAACAATTGAGAAGCTCCGCGCCGATGAGGCTCGTGAAGTTCGTCTTGATGCTGCAACTCGTGACTTCGCCGATCAGGTTCGTCCGGTCGCTGATGCACCAAAAGCAGTTCGTAATGACAGAGATGTTCTTCGTGCAATGGCACGAGGCGAAGTTCGGTCACATTCTTTCGGACAAAGCGAAGAGCGTGTAGTTTCAAAGACTTCAACAGGTTCACCAGTTCCAACATCGTTCTACGATCAAGTAATCATGAAGGCTCGATTCGTCGGTCCAATGCTTACGACATCAATGATGCTGAACACTGCTGGTGGCGAAAACCTTCAGATTCCAAGTTTGTCGACATACTCAACATCAGCACTCACTGGTGAAGGTACTGCTCCATCAACTTCAGATCCAGCATTCAATGCGTTCGTAACTCTTGGCGCATACAAGTATGCGTTCTTGACTTCAATGTCAATGGAACTCCTTAACGACAGCGGTGTGGATATCCTCGGATTCCTTGCTGAAGTTGTTGGTAATTCAATCGGTACCGCAGCCAACACAGCGTTGACAACTGGTGCAGGAACAACTGAGCCAAACGGGATCACGACAGTTACAACTGTTGCAGCAACCGCTACAGCACTTGCAATCACAGCAGACAAACTGATCGACCTTGTTTACTCGGTTGACACAGCAGGTCGTCGTTTGCCAGGTACTGGATTCCAAATGAACGCAAACTCGATTGGTCGAGTTCGTCAACTTAAAGATGGAAACGGACAATACTTGTTCTCACCATCGTTGAGCGCAGAACAGAATG